AGCGCCTCGCCGATGGGAAGAGGGCGAGGCCTTACGACTGGTGGGAAATCAACCAAGTTAAGAACGTCTCATCTGAAAAGACGGAACACCCCTGCCAAATCCCGACGGCCTTGCGTATCTTCTTGCCCTGCCATCGCACCCAGACGTGTGTGCGCCGATGCATCTTGCCTATCGTGCGGGAGTCCAGGCATCCGGGCAGGGACAACGCCCAGCGTACCAGCTCGACGTGACGACGGAAGGCCATTGAGTTCGACACGGCGATGGCATCGATGAACGCCTTGAGCATGACGCCGACGTGATCGCGGGAGATGAAGGTCTCGCTCTCTGTGCGTACCAATTGCCCGTCCTCGGTCGCCCATGCCGGATGGTTGGGGTCGATGTCAAAGACGTGCTTGCTCGGCACCATCTCGGAGTAAGGCAGCACACCATTCTCCCGCATCTTGTCCTGGGACTTCTTGGGTTGCTTGAAGAACCACGCGTCGAAGGACTTGGCGTCCTTGGTCGGGGCCGTCATGTCGTTGAGCTTAGCCACCTGCCATCTCCTCCTTGTCCTGCATCTTCCGCCAGAGTTTCAGATACGCGTTGAAGCGGCGCTGACGTTCCAACTGAACCTTGGACGGCATAGGCCGGGAAGGCTTGGGCATTGGCTTACGCCTTGCGGTTGGCTTGCGTTGCACATGGTGGACGTTGCTTAAATCTTTAGCCAGCGGAAGAAGTTAATCGCGAGAGGTTGAGCCAGAGGGCTTTCGCTGGGTCGAAGGCGATGAGGTCCATGGATCGGAGACGCCTGACCAGAGACGCGTGAGGCATCCGGCGTTTGCGTCCCTTGCGGACGTAGGGGAGTTGCTTGGCGAGTTGGACCAGCTCGAAGGCCGTGAAGGTCTCAGGCCATTCCTTGACTGTATCTTGCAGCCATCGGTTGGCCTCTTGGACCTTGAGGGACGCGGCAAGGGTGGCCTTATCCCTGGCGGCCTCCATCCTCTCGGGCTTGGTCCTCCAAAGGGTACGCCAATGCTTGGTCAGTCGGCGCCTGTTCCGAAGATAGGCGGCTTGGGTTGCGGTGGCCTTCCTCTTGGGCCTTGGTTGGTCGTCAGAAACCATTGGCGAATTAGGCGAGCGCCAGCGTAGCCGTAAATGAGACAATAATTACGATAGTAATACGGAGTTGCATAGTCTCCCCCATGCGTAAGTCGTTGGTGCCTTGTTTGGGCATTTGAGCCGTCCTAGGTGGTTGGTGGCTGTCCTACCCCTCAAAGGGAGTTCGGACGCCTTGGCGACCCCTTGGCGGGGCTGGAATGGGCCTTCTGGTCGTCCATGTCGGGCGGGGCGTACTCCCAGCGGATGTCTCCCCCCTCGGCGTGGCAGAGGTGGATGTGCCCGGCAAAGCGGTCGGACGCGTCCTTGAGGCCCGAGCGGGACTGACGCTTGGAGAAGCCGAAGCGGTAGACGGGGCGGTTGTCGGAGGACTTGCGGGAGGTGCGGAAGAGGTAGCCCGAGTCGCGGGCGAAGTTGACCCACTCCGAGCAGCCGGCCCCGAGGTAGGCGAGTTGCTGGGGGGTCATAGCGTCCAGATCGTCAGCCGACTTGGGCTTGGTCGTGTGGTGCATATACAGCAGGGCGGCCTTTGTGCGTTGGAGCATCTCGAAGACACCTCCAGGGCCACGGAGGAAGGCGGAGGTCTCGTCCTGTTTGGCGATGTCGAAGTTCGCATAGGCGAGGAGGGGGTCGGCGATGATGAGGTCGATGCCGTGCTTCTCGACCATCTCCCCGAGGTATTGGACGAACTCAAAGCCCATCTTGGACGACTGGCGGACGAAGATGAGGTTATCCTTGAGGGCTCGGCGTTCGGGTTCGACGAGCTTGGCGGTCGCCCCTTTGAGCCCTTCGGCGGCGTCCCCGAAGTCGTTCTCGGCTTGGACCATGAGGATGCGGAGCGGGCGGACGGGCTTTAGGCCGAAGGGGGCCTTGCCGAGCGCCCAATGGACGGCGAGGTGTACCGCGAGGGAGGACTTGCCCGTGCCGGAGAAGCCCACGATCTGGAACGGGTAGCCTTGGCAAATCCAGCGACGCTCGGCGCCGATCAGGACGGTCTTGTCGTCGGCGGGGTCAAAGGCCAGCATCGAGTCGAGGTCGAAGTACTCGGTGGACGAGGTCTCCTTCCCCTGCCCCTTGCGCCGTGCGAGGGACTTGGCAAGTTGCTCTTGGGCGATGAGGATGGCATCGGGGTCGGCACCGGGCTCATTGACGACCTTAAGGACGGCTCGGCTATTCTCCGCAATTTTGCGTAGGTTAAGGGCTTTAATCACCGCACGGCTCCATGCGGGGTTCGGTTGGATAAACTGCCCGGTGGTGGACAAGTCCGAGACCGCAAAGGCCTCGACAGGCGACCCGAGTTGGCGAAGGCGTTGGCTGACTGTCAGCTCGTCGGGGGTCGTGCCTTCGTCGATGAGCGTCGTGATCGCGGAGGCGATGTCCTGGTTGGTCGGCTCAAAGAAGTCGGACGGGATGAGGCCGTCGGGCAGCGGTAGCCCTTGGGCGATGGAGACGGCAAGGATATGCCGTTCCGCATCGAGGGCGGAAGGGGGAGGTTGTTCCATTAGACCAGGCGTTGGCTGTTCGTGAGACGCTTGGCAATGACCTCGCAATAACGCTCCGACATCTCTATGCCCACGGCTGGAACCCCAAGATTGGCGGCGGCCAGAAGCGTAGTCCCAGAGCCCGCAAACGGGTCAAAGACCATCTTCGGCGCCGTCACGCGGATGATGCGTTCCATGAGGGCCGTCGGGATTTGGCAGGGGTGTTCCGTCTTTTCAGATGAGACGTTCTTAACTTGGTTGATTTCCCACCAGTCGTAAAGCCTCGCCCTCTTCCCATCGGCAATGCGCTGGGCGATGCGTGGGTCGGTTGGGTTGCGGTAGTCTTGCCCATCCTTGCGGAAGTCTGGCTTGCAATCAAACCAAGCGATGGAGCGGTGTTGGCGTGGCGTGTTGGAGGGATAGACCCATGCAACGACGCGTTCCGGGATTTTGTTCATGGCCTTGGCGATGCGATACATGGCCTCGGGATAATGGATAAGGACTGAAGGGGTGGTATCGAAGACCGAAGCTATGAAGCGGAAGTATTCGCCTTCCTCCATGCTGTCCTCGCAGTCGTCATAATGGTAGCCCACGTTATAGGGCGGGTCGCTCATCATCACCGTCCCTTCTTGGTCTGGGTTGACGGATCGAAAGAGCAGCTCTTCGACCTTGCCGTGATAAAGGGTCACGGCTCCCTGTCGGAAGTATGGTTCCATGGCTTGGAGGTGAGGGTGTTAAATAGTAAAGTATGTTTGGCCGTTGATTGATGCGCTGGCATCATACCTCTTAGACTCGCCCTTCGGATAAGGCTCTTGTGGATACTTCAAAGCAATCCTCATCTCCTTAATCTGCTTTTTGCTTCCAACGAAGAAAACGTATCGATGTTTTCTGTCTCTTTCGATGTAATAGACGTTCTCTGCTCCGTATTTAGAGCGAAGAAACTCAACCCTGGACTCATGGCCTCGACCCTCATCACCGATTGTAGTATGGTGTTTATGCTCCATTCCTTTTACCATCGGGTCTTTAAAAGCCGCAGATAAACCCGTATAAATGAAGTTTGTTGCTTGGTATACAAAACCAACGTGTCCTTGCCCTGTATCCGCGTAAGAAACAACTACGGAAGGCTTTGGAAGCATGGCTAAAGACCTCCCAACAATGAACGATGCCAGGTTCTTTATGCTTTCGCAACAGAGTCGGTTAAGCTCCAAAACGTCTGACTCGTATTCAATCCCGCAAACACCCGTTTTGAGAGTGGAAGAAAGTGGAGTTCCGTAAGTGACAACACCCACCATTTGTTCACCGTCAAACGCGGCGAAAGCGTGAGAGATGGGGCAAAGGCGTCTGGCGTAGTGTTTGTTCAATAGCCAAGGATGTACGTCCTTGGGATCTACTCGTCTAACGACGATTGTTTTAGTTTGTTCCATGGCTTGGAGTGGAGGGGGGACTAAGGGGCTTAGGACTTACGCTGGCGAGTCTTTTCTCCGTAGTGGGCGGTCGGGTAGGGTTTGGCGTCCCTGCGGATGACGACGCGGTAGATGCGTTTCTCGATGAGGCCAAGCTTCATTCCCTTGTGGATGGTGATGCGTGCGGCGGTGCGCTCCATCTTCCAGACCTTGGCCCAGCCGTTGATGGTGCGGAAGCCCTTGGGTGGGGTCTCGGCGGTCTGGTGGATGGCGGCCATCACCTTGACCAGGAGCGGGTCGGGTCGTCGGCGGCTCATGGGGTGTTTAAGAGGTCGGCTTGATTGATGCGCTCGGAAGCCTTTCTGAAGTATTCGGCATCGAGTTCAATCCCAATGAAGTCCCGACCAAGTTCGCGGCAGGCGACCCCTGTGCTTCCCGATCCCATGAAGCAGTCAAGGACGACGGCACCGGGACGAGACGATGCGGCGATGATGTGGCGGAGCAGGTCTTGGGGCTTCTCGCATGGGTGCTTGCCGTTGTAGTTGCTGACTGTTTCAAAAGTCCAAACATCAGTAAAGGGCTTGGATGAAGAAACAGCAAACGGCCTGCGGAGGTCTTCGTATTTCATGCGGAGGTCTTCGTATTTCATGCGGAGGTATTCACCGCCCTGCTTGTTGAACAGTTCGCGCATGGCGTTGTAATGCTTCTCGGTCGGCAACGCCCATTGGGCTCTCCCAAAATAATGGCCCGCCATGGTAGATAGATTTAAAGCTTTGCAAACGCTCTTTGTCGTATGTCCAGCCCTGTCTCGTTCTCCGACAAGGTAAGCCCTCAAAGGTTCAAAAAGAAAGCCACGAAGCTCGTCGCACTTAGCGGCGTATCCGGCCTCGCCCTTCGCCATATTGTCGGCCCCATAATGCTCGGCAAAGATTATGAGTTCTTTTTCGGTGAAAAAAGTCCTTAAGTCAGCAACGCAACAGCGTCTTGCTATGCTGCCCTTTTTCGTGTGGTTCTTAGCCCATACTATTGAGTTAAGGACTCGGAAACGTTCCATGATTTGGCACTCGACGCGGGCCGCCATCTGAGGCGATGCAAAGCAATACAGAGAGCCGTTGGGCTTGAGGATGCGTTGCCATTGAGCGGCGATGCTGTCGAGCCACGCCAGAAACTCGGTGGGCTTTTCCCACTGTCTGTCCCATGCGTCAGTCTTTACCTTGAAGTAAGGCGGGTCGGTTAAGATTAGGTCGACGCTTTTGTCAGGTAGCTTTGCCATCTCGACGAGGCAGTCGCCTTGGATAAGTTTGCTCATGGGGTAAAGGTCTTGAGTTCGGTTTGCCAGATCCAGACGCCGCCCATCTTGTGGACGAGCCAAGCCTTGTAGTCACCGCCCTTGGTCACGAACCCGGCAACGAACCCCGAGCCCCAGCGGGAGGTGGCGAGGCGGTGGGACGCGTAGTCCATCTCGTCCTTGCGGCAGAGGCAACCAGCGGAGAAGGCGTTTCCGCCCCCGTGCTTGGTCAAGGCGACGCTTGCGAGGTTGTGGGTGTGCCCGTGTATCAAAGCCCCGCCGTGGGGGCTGTAGTGGAGCCCTTGGACGACGGTGGCGTTTGCGCCGTGGGCGTAGCCGTGGACCATCGCAACAGGGCCGAGACGATAGACGCCCTTGTCGGCATGGTAAGGCAGGATGACCTTGGCCCCGTTCTGTCGGGCCGTGCGGTTGATGCGGGCCTTGAGGTCGGTGCAGTAGTCGCGGACGATGGCTTGCCCGTGGCCTTGCATGGAGTCGAGGCGGTGTTCATGGTTGCCCCAAAGGTAGACGTTGGGCTTCCACTTGGCGAAGAAGTCCTCGCCCGCTTCGATGTCCTCTTGCAGCGACTCGGCGCCTTCCTTGTCGGACCCTACCCCCTTGCGGAGGGAGCGGAAGTCGTAGTGATCGCCGCCGGCTACGCGGATGTCGGGCTTGAAGTCCTTCGTGAACTCATAGAGGGCCGCGAGGGCTTCGGGGTCAGCCATGTCGCCGTGACTGTCCGAGGCGAAGATGAACTTGATGAGCTTGCTCATACGCTTGGGTGCTTTGGCTGTCCCTTGCGTGAGCCGTACTTCTCCATGTGGGAGATGAACTTCAGCCCTTGGCGGTTGGCGGCGTTGTACATCCCTGGACCGCTCATGTTGTACTTCAGCGCCGTCTCGCCGGCGGTCAGTCCTTCGGCGACGCCCTTGGCTGCGGCCTGTGCCATCGTGAGCCGTCCGTTGGCAAGGAGGTTGGAGCGGTTGCGTCCGTGCATCCCGAGGCGAGGTCTGCAGTTCGGGGGCCAGATGATGCCATGCCGACAGACGAAGGCTTCGACCTCCTTGAGCGTCACCTTGCCAATCTTGGCGGCATCGGCGGGAAGCCACGATCCACGGATGGCCTCGCGTATGGCCTTGGCGATGTTGCGGTCCGCTGGGTCCTTGTAGTCGTCGACCCGGATGTGGGGCTTGCTGTCGTAGTGCGGACAGGTGGCGAGGAAGCGGAGGCGGTCGATTGAAACCCCCCACGCTTTGGACATCTCGGCCAGTTCGTCGTCGGTGGGGGAAGGCATTAGATTGAGAACCCCTTTGTCGGGACCGTATACTTGGCGGTTATCTCGATGCCATTCCAGCCAAGGAGGTTGGTCGCCCCTACGCTGGTGATGGTCATCTCTACGGGCTTTGCTGGTCGAGTCATCGGTCGGGCCGTGTGAATGATGGCATAGCCTCGATGGTCGGCATCGAACTCAATGCCACATTGCTCCCTGCCTGTGTAAATGATGGTGCTTCCCGGGCTTGGCATCTTAACGCCGTTAGCGCAAACGATGTTGCTCAAGGTCACATCGGTACGGATGTCATCCATTCGGTGATGTCTCATCGTCAGAACTTGTCGGACTCCTTGGCTTTCTTCCAGACTTGGCGGACGCCGAAGCCGTCGTCGGTCGGGTCAAATTCTCCCAGGTGTTCGTCGAGGGCGTCACCGGCCTTGATGAGGACGTCGATGCCGTTGCGGTAGCGATTGAGGTCGATGGCGGAGATGACGACCCATTGCCCGTCCTCGGTCATCTTGAGGACTTGGGACAGTTGGAGGTTGAGCGCGTTGACCTGAGCGAGTTGCCGTTCCAGCTCCTCGATGCGTTCCTGCTTGGTTGGCTTCTTGCTCACGACTGCACCTCCTTGTTATTGATCATAAGAATAAGTGCTTCTGCAGGCATAAAAACGCATTGAGTCCATTCGCGGCCCTGTAATGCAACATAACAACGAGAAGTATCATTAGGGTCCTCTTTTATTTCAACGATGGCATCGAGATTGATGTGCGCAAACTCTGGCTTGTATATGCCACCAGCGTATTGTGACCCCTCGGCTGTCTTGACTCTTATGAAGCGACTCACGACTGCTTGCCCTCCTTGGCGGCATTCCAAGCGTCCACGCTGTTATAACTGCCAAACTCTCCAATGAGGTCTGCCGCCATCGCATCTCCAGCCTTGGTTAGCCGCATGACTTGACCGCAAAGCATGGCTGACTTGTCCAACTCTCGGTCAAGTTGCTTTTCAAATCCATGTGCGGCTTTAGTCATTTCCTTTAACTCGGACTTAAGGCGTTCAATTTCTACCTGTTGCTTGT